ATGCTAACCCCTTTTCTATTGGCGATGGCGGCAGAATGGCGGCAGCGGATCGCCAGTGGCGGCACTGAATGGCAGGCAAAAAAAAGCCTGCTGGCGCAGGCTTTAGGGATGGGATATTGGCGGTATTATCGCACGCTGTGGGGCGGTGCGGTTTCTGTCGCGCCAGGACGGACAATGTAGCGCGCCAACGACTCATGCGTGACGAAGGTGCAGCCGCAGTTAATATTCTGGCACTGGTGGTAGCGTTCTTTGGTTTCGGTACTGAGATAGCGGCTCGAGCGCGCATGAGCCGCTTCCTGGCATAACGGGCAATGCATCATTTTGTGATTTCTCCAGCGTGGTTATGCCAGTAATAATAAACCATTAACTCGCAAATGCAAGTTAATGGTTGCATTTGACGTTTCAGACGCTGGATTCCTCCATTTCATATTCCACGTTTCGGATGTCGGCTTCCAGATCCAGTTTTGTAATAAAGCCTTTTTTATCAATGCCATGAGTTAATTTTTTGATCACCCAGGGCGTTTTATTGATCACATCTTTAAAGCCTGATAACCGGATGGGCGTTTCCGGCGCGATGTCGGCCCGTCCTTGTGCGAGAGTCAGGTTAAATATTGCTGCATTTCTCTGACGTTGTAGCCATTCCGCTTCTGCTGCGCGGATGGCTTCCTCTTTGGAGGCGAACATGTTTTGCAGGATGCTGACATTCTCTATTGATCCGGCGAGGTAATCCGTTGACGCTTGCTGTGTGCCAGCACTTTTGCGCGTCAGTTTTACCTGTTTAACCTGCTTCTGCGGCGTTTTAGTATCCTGCCAGCGCGCAATGATACTGCCGTACGTCGTACGATCGGTTAAATCAAACGTGTGAGAATCGCCATCGCTACGGCTGATAGTCACGGTTGATACGGCCTTACCGCCCCGTACGCATTTACCCGGCACAAGAAAAATCAGTACGCCCGATTTTACGGCGATTTCAGCGCCGTTGCGGATAGCCAGCCGAGTGAGAAACGCGATGTCGCTCTCTTTGGACTGGTCGATATGCGCAATCTTAATACCGGCCAGTTCCGGCGAGACGCTGGCGCTCAGTGAATTGCGCCAGGCAATATCTTTCACGATCTCACCAAGCGTTGTGTCATGCCATGACCGCTCTTTTGGGGTGTTCATATCATTGCGAAAATCGACGCTGCGCCCGGTAATCACTAGCTGATCCGGTGTGCCCCGGTGTGTGACCTGGTCGATAAAGAAACTTCCCATGTTGGTGAGCACCGAGCCTTGTCGGCCAATCGAGACGTTAACCAGCGCGTTCCGTTCTGGCATTTCGATTTTGCCATCGCTGTCATCCAGCGTCAGTATCAGCGTGTCGGCTTCAAAACCGCGGTTATCCGTGACCGTGAGCGCGACTAATCGCGGGGCTAGCCTGGCGGTAATGTCTTTCTTTTCGTCTTTGCTGTTGCCGTTTTTTACCGCAGAGGCGCTGCTGTTGCTACTGGCGGGTTTTTGGTTCAGCTCCAGCTTAAACGCGGGGGCGTCTCCCCGCGTCAGATCGTTATCGAGAGCGTCAATCATCCGCGACTCCCCAGCATTTTGGTGGCATCGTTGAGCAGTTTGCTGCCTTTCGTATACATATCTTCTGCTATGGAGAGCAGCGACTCGTCGACCCGGGTCAAATTCAGTGTGAAACTGATCTTACGCGGCGAGCCGTCGCTATAAAATTCGGAGCCGTTCTCTTTGACGCTGCTTATAACATACACACCGTAAATCATTCCCGTGCCGTCGATAAGCGGCCATTTTCCGCCCTGTTCAGCCATCAGGCGCAAGGCTGCCAGCGACAGCACGCCGCCAGTCAGTTCCGGGTAGAGCGCGCCGGTCATTTCGAGGGTATCTTCGCCTGGACCGATATACTGATACGCCGCGCGTTTACCAACACGCGCGTTGCTGCTCCAGGTAAATGTAGAGGTGCGGCTCAGGTTCTGGAATGGCAGCGTTTGCCGCATAAAGACAAAAAGTCCCAGCGCCAGCATCATAATTAAAACCCTCCTGATGGATTGAATTGCGAAAGGGTACTGTTGCGTTTATTTGCCGCGTCCTGACGGAACAGATCCTGCAGGTAGCGCTCGTTGTTGCTACCGGGGGCGATATCGCCTTGTAACGTGACGTTATATTCCGTTTTGCTCTGGTCGACATACGAATTACTGCCAGCGGGTTTGGCTGCCTGGTAATTGTTAAAGCCCGGCATTGTGCTGGTTGGCTGAATGTAGCTCTGGTTGCCGCTGGCTTCTGTCGGCGGTTTCGGTACCTCCAGCACAGGTTTTTTATCAATAATGCCGAGCGTTTCAAGTACCCAGGACAGGCCGCTGCTCAGCGCTTTAACCCCCTGGATCACCAGCGCGATGGTGCCAGAGAGCTTCTGGCCGAAATAGAAACCTGCTTCAGCGCACAGATTCAGTTTTTCCTGGCTGATCTGAACGGGGGTAATCAGGTCGCTGAACAGCTGTTTGATGTCCTGTAGGCTGCTACTGATGAAATCAAACAGCGGTTGCAACGGTGCAAATAGCCCGGCGAGCGGAGCGAACGCGGCGCTAATCCCGGCCATTACCCCACTAAAGAATGCGCTAATCGGTTCCCAGTAGGTGTAGATGGCCAGCGCGGCGGCGGCAACAAGGGCAATTACGCCGACAATCGGTAGCGTGAGCGAACCAAGCACCGCCATAATCCCGCCGCAGACGGTAGTAAAGACGCTGCCAAAAGTCGTCGCGATGGTGATCAGCGTACTGATGCCCGTAAAGACCGGTGCGATAACACCCGCTACGGTGCCAATCGCCCCGGCGACGCCGACCACGGCAGTGGCAATCAGACCGAAGGTTTGCACCAGACCCTGGTTGTTCTGCACCCACTGTTGCAGTTGCCCCAGATATTGGGTGGCGGTTTGTACCAGTTGGCGTAAAGAGGATTCCTGGGTGCTGAAAATATCCACGCTTAGTGACTGATAAACACTTTGCAGTGCCTGTAAATCGGTACCGAGATTTCCCACCTGCGCACTTACCGCACTTACTGCACTTACTGCACTTGGCGTACTTACCGAACTTAGCGCACTTGGTGTACTTAGCGCACTTACCGAACTTGGCGTACTTAGCGTACTTACCGCACTTACCGCACTTGGCGTACTTACCGAACTTAGCGCACTTGGTGTACTTAGCGCACTTGGCGTACTTAGCGCACTTGGCGTACTTAGCGCACTTGGTGTACTTAGCGCGTTTGGCGCACTTACCGAACTTGGCGTACTTAGCGCACTTGGTGTACTTAACACACTTGGCGTGCTTACCGCACTTGGCGCACTTACCGCACTTGGCGCGCTTACCGCACTTGGCGTACTTAGCGCACTTAACACACTTGGCGCACTTACCGTATTTGCCGCGATACTCACTTCGCTGCCAGGTTGTGCCGGTGCGCTGTTTTTCAGCGATTGTTCATAGCCTGGCTGCAGCAGTTTTTTGCCAATGTTGAAGCCAGAAGTGGCGACAGACATTCCGGTTTGTCCCACCGCAGAGACTTTCCCGGCGATACGCTGAATCGTTTGTTGGGCCGCCTGGATTTTTTCTGCGCGTTTTTGCCGGTTCTCCTGCTTCAGCGCCTGCTGTTGCGTGATGAGCTGCGCGCGATTATCGTTGATCTGGCTTTGCAGTTGCAGTTTCGCCGCTGTCGGCGCATTCGGCTCAATGCCTGCGCGCAGTAGTGTTAACCGGTGGTCGATCACCGCTTCGCGCGTCGTTTCGTGCTGTTGCTGAAGCGTGGTTACACGCTCCTGCGTGAAGTTAAGAATGCTGGCGTGGCTGCGGGTCGGCGGACCTTGCTCCGTCAGCTTTTGCGCACGCAACTGCACGGTTTGCAGGCGCAGGCTAAGTGCCGAAAGGGATTTTTCAGCCTGCGTTAAACCCTCAACCTGGGCGAGCTGGTTGTACAGCCCGCTCAGATTTTTCTCCGTCTCTTTGATCCCGGCAGCAAGCGAAACATTCGCCGTTTGCAGGTTTTTAAACGGGCGCGTCGCCTGGTCAACAGCCGTGAGCAATGTGTCAATATTTGTGCTGTTACTCATGTGTATTTCCGCTTCGCTGAAGCGCCTTTTCGCGCCATGTGATGAGCTCGCTCAGACTCAGGGGATAGAGTTCTGATGGCGGCCAGTGAAAAATCACCGCGATATCCGCCATCAAATCGTCAACCGACAGGTTGGCCGGAAAATTTACTGTGCCGAAACCGGCGACAAAAAACCGACCACCTTGCCAGCCAGCGCGACCATATCCACTAGATCCAGCGCTGCAACTTCTTGTTCGGTCAGGGAAGGCGAGGTGATACGCGGCAGCACTTTAATCAGCGCATCCACTTCAGCATTCGCCACGGCCGCCAGGCTCAGACCGCGCAGAGTGCCGGCATTCGGTTTCATCAGGGTAACAGTGTTGATAAGCTGTTCGCCGCGTTTGATTGGCGTTTCCAGGGTAACGACGTTATCAGTTTCGTTGCTCATAAAATCCTCGTGATTGCGTTAGCGAAGGGAAATCCCGGCCAGTCAGGCTGACCGGGCAGGTGTTACAGGCCGATATTGCGGCGGTGCTGTTCGAGACGATCGACGCCGTTCACTTTTTCGATCATGTTAATGGTGTCGATTTCCACCAGTTCCTTGCCATCCATCGTCAGTTTGAAATAGGTACAGACGACGGAGATTTTGGACTCGGTATCTTCGCCCGGCTTGTTCTCGCCGGTGTCGATCTCTTTCTGACGACCGCGCATCACCACTTCAACGGCGACCGTTTCGCCGGTGTCATCGCGCTGGTAGGAACCCGCAAAGCGGATCGGCACTGCATCGGCGCTGGTTGCGCCATACAGTTCCCAGATAGCCTCATCCGGGAAGCCGCCCAGCGACCACTCCATTGCCATGGCGTCGTCATCAAGACCCATATCAATCGGCGCGATACCGTTCATGCCTGCGCCACGGTAGTTCTCCAGCTTGCGGGTCAGTTTCGGCAGCGTGATGGATTTTGCGATCCCCTGATAGCTGTAGCCATTGAGGAACACGTTCATATATTTCAGTTTTCGCGGCATTGCCATTTATCAGGCTCCTTAATTGCTGTTGACCGAGGAGACCAGATTCGCCAGATATTTATCGGTGATGCGCTGGCGTAAGGTCAGGTTTTCCAGTGGCGGCACCGGCGTATAGTCGTAATCGATATACAGTTTCCCGGCTTTCAGTGTCTCGGCGTCATTGGCGCTCTCGTCGAACCAGCAGGTGGCATCAACGATGTAACCGTTGCTTTTCAGTTCGCGGAACTTGGCGTTGATACCATCAATGATGTCGCGGATAAGCGTCGCGGTGATCGGCTTGTCGACAGCCCACATATGCGCGTCCGCCATGGTGTCGGCGATAACCTGCGCAGTGCGGGTATAGTTTTCAAACAGGAACAGTGGATCGTCGGAGCAGGTACGGTTGCCCCAGAAGCGGAAGCCATCTTTGCGAATCAGCGTGGTCACACCCGCTGCGTTCAGCAGGTCGGCATCGGTGCCGGACTCCTGCAAATCCCAGAAGACCGGGGTGCTGATGCCGGTGACGCCATTCACGCCAACGTTGGACAGCGTTTTGTGCCAGCCGACGGACTGGTCGATATATGCACGCAGGCCAAGCGCGCGGGCAGTCGCGTAGGCGGTTGCCGTCGCGTTCGCCACTGTATTCCAGGAGAGAAAATCCGGCCAGATCACCATCAGTTCGCGCTGGCTGAAGTTCTCGCGATACTTAATCGCATCGGAAATAGTTTTACAGCCCCAGGCGCTGACATAACCGAAGGCGCGCAGTTTCTGACAGACGGGTGCCAGCGCGGTGGCGACTTCCAGCGTGTCATAACCGGGAACGCCCAGAATACGCGGTTTCACGCCGGTGACGGCTTCGGCGGTCAGCAGCGCTTTCAGGCCAGTATATTTGCCGTTTTCGTCGGTGGTGCCGATGATGTTGGAAATCGTCTGCGCCTGCGCATTATCGCCGCTGCCTTCAGCGACGCGCACAACGACGATAACCGGTTTCGCCTGGTCGGCAATGGCTTGTAGCGAAGAAGCCAGCGTACCTTTGGTGCCAGCTTTGGCGATGGCACTTTGTACGCTGGTGACAAGCACTGGTTCATTCAGTGGAAAGGTTGCCGCATCGGCATCGCTGGCAGTACATACCATGCCGACAATGGCGGTTGAGACAGTGGAAATGACGCGCGTGCCGTCGTTGATTTCGACGACCTGAACGCCATGATGATAATCACTCATCCGTTTAACTCCGTGGTGTTGGGGTGAGTGCTATTCTCCAGGGCGCAGCGGCGCAGCGCTATTTGTTGGGGTTGGGGCGGGGATGAAACAACAGGCGGGCGGCAAAAAAACGGGCCGTAGCCCGTTGACTTATGCTGGCTGGGTGGGCCATGTGATGTTGGGCGCGCTGGAGATGGAGAGGTCAATGGCGTTTATAGCGTCAATGTAATCCAGAACCTGATCGAGCCGGTTTTTTTCCGCGTCATTCAGCGTTCTGCCCGCCTGCAACTTAAGCTGTATGACGCTGATTGATACCATTGCCGTATCGATATGTTGTTGACGAAGCGCCTGCGCATCCTGAACTGCGGCTGCGTGTTGCGCTTCGGCGTTCGTAATCCATGCACTTCCATCCCAGCTGTCATAGGGCGTCGCGGGCTCAGTAGCAACAAATCCCTCTTTAAGCGGGCCGATATAATCAACTGTTGAGGCGCTAAGATCGGCCGTGGAATAAACGGTTTTCCCGCGATGATCTTCTTTTTGCTCCCACACACTCCCGGTAAAGACAGCGACATACCCCTCATCAACGGCACCGGGAGCAATATCTGTTGAACCGGCGGGAAGCCCTACGCCAATCGCTAAAAACTCTTCGCTGGAACCGGTAAATTCGCCGGTTTGTGCAGAAAAGCTGTAAGTCGTGATGTTTCCTGCTGTGGTAGCGATTTTTGCTTTATCCAATACTGCTGATGTCATTATGCAGCCCTCACAATGTAGTTAAATGTTACGTTACGCGGTCTGTTTTCAACAGCAGTAGGCACTGTAAGTGACGCATCAAATAAGAGGCCATAGTTTGTTACCGGCACTGAGGACTGAACTACAGGGGTATTCACATTGTTAGTCCCTGAGTTAAAGATAGAGAATGAACCGCTTGGGCCATTTGGTGTCACCACAGAGCCGTTAATGCCAACTGTATAAGCGATTAGACTAGCCCTGATGTTACGGATGGCATCACCCTGAGCACTCATCAGCAGTCGCCCTGGATCCACACCGCGCCCATCATCCCATCCACGGATAAACTCACCTCGCAGATCCGGCAGAGTCAGCCCAGGATACGCCACCGCCAGCTTCGGGTATTGCGCTGCGGTGAACGCCGCACCGTTGCATTTCAGCCAGCCTGTCGGCGGTGTCGCCGATGACCAGGGAATGGGCACGCCAACCGGCAGTGCTGAACCGTCACCCAGGTTCAACGTTGATATTGCCGTTTTAACAAATTCGGTGGTGGCCAGTTGTGTATCATTTGCCGTTTGTCCCGCTGTGGGGGCTTTGGGTGTTCCGGTCAATGTGGGACTGGCGATCGGCGCATACTGGGTATGCGGATTGCTGGCTGCAATATGCTGGCTCAACAGGTTATCAGCATAGGCTTTTACCTCGATAACCTTGTCATCGACATACTTGCGCGTCGCCAGCACTACTGATGGATCAATTTTGAGTGTGATGGCTGCGGTAGAGGAAACAATCAGCGCCATACGAATCGTCTGTGTGCGTCCGCTACCTTCGCCTAACAGCGGTTTGTAGGTTTCCGGGCAATTGGCGACGGCGATCAGTACGCCATCGCTATCAAAGAGACCCAGCTCGCGGATCCAGTATCCTCCTTCGTTTTCCGGGATTACCTGCTCGGCGATAATTTGATTGGTATCCGCTGCATCGACAGTGAGTGTGTTTACTGCACCGACGCGTTTTTGGTTAACCAACTGGGTTTGTGCCGGATCGGGCGTAGGTAAGCTACCGTTGCCATCACCAACGGCCATTTGCGTAATATGGATTTGGGTGCCCAGCGCGGTTGCATTCGCCAGCTTCGCCGCGCCCTGATTAGTCAGAATGGCAAAATATTTTACAGTCATGCGTTCACTCTCAGGTTGTCGATTGAGTAAACGGTATTGTCCGGGGCATATTAGGGCTGGGCCTATCAGATAGGGTTGGTTGCCGGGTGATACAACTCTGAGGAAAATTGCCCGTTGGCGCGGCCTGTGGGGTGTTCCAGGTTGGATAAACGCCGCGCTATCCGACAAAAAACGGGCCGCAGCCCGTTGGTATTATTGCGGCTGTTCAGGCCAGGTGATATCAGGTGCGTTTGTGGTATCAACAACCTGTACGCGTTTGATGTACTCCAGCCACTTCACCAGGCTGGCTTTGTCGTCGTCGCTGATAATGCCGAGTTGCAGCTCGGTCTGCCACACGCTGATATTCTCTTTCGCTATCTTCAGCCGCTGCGTTTTTTTCTGTTCGGCTTCCGCTATCAGCGCGGTTTTTTGCGCGCTTTCATCGGTTACCCACTCGCTGCCATTCCAGACATCATAAGGCGTAGCCGGAACAAACGTGGTGACATTCGCTGGGTAATCGCCCAGTTCGGTTATCTGTTTCTGTTCGCTGCTGGTGGTGTCATATACCGTTTCACCACGAAAATCGTGAATATATTCCCAGGTTTGCCCGTTAGCGTTGCGGCATACGGCAAATCCGGTTTTCGCCGAAAGAGGTGCATCAAGTGCTGCGTTCGCCGGGATACCGACACCAACGGCGAGATACTCAACAGATGTGGAGAGGTATTCGCGACTGGTCGCGTCATAGTTGTAAACAGTTACTTCACCGGCGTGGGTGGCCAGGCGGTTTTCATCCAGAACTGCGGTCAACATTATTGAGCCCTCACGATGTAGTTAAATGCAACGTTATGCGGACGGGTTTCTCCTCCGCCGGTATATTCGGTATAGCTTGAAAAGGAGAACAACCCGCCCCCGGTGGTTAAATTGGCTAGAGCGCCAATACCGCTTTCGCTGTAGTCGGTCAAGAAGCGATTTCTTACCGGGTTTTTTACCGGTGTATGGTTATGGCTTTTAAACTCATCCAGTTGAACACTTAATAGTGCCCTACCAGCGTCAAGGTTTCGCCCATCATCCAGCCCGCGAATAAATTCCCCACGCAGATCCGGCAGAACACCGGCCGGGTAGACGGCCGCCAGCCGTGGAAACTGGGTTTTATCAAAGGACGCGCCGTTGCATTTAAACCAGCCGCCGGGCGGGGTTGCTTGCGGCCAGGCGACCGGCGAACCCACCGGTAAAATGCCGTCGTAGTCAGCAATAACATCGCGCACATATTTGGTGTTGGCGATCTGCTGTCCGTAGTTGCCGATATGCGTATCTGGCACAGTCGGCGTGCCGGTAAATACCGGGTTGGCCAGTGGTGCGTACTGTGCATGTGGGTTAGCGGCTTTAACATGATTGCTCATCAGGTCGTCGGCATACTGCCGCGTCGCCAGCACCACCGATGGGTCGATTTTCAACGTGACGGCAGCCGTTGATGAAACGGTGAGTACCATGCGAATTGTCTGCGTGCGTCCGCTCCCTTCCTGCATTTGCGGTTTGTACGTTTCCGGGCAGTTGGCTACCGCAATCAGTACACCCGCATCATCATAGAGGCCAATTTCGCGGATCCAGAAACCGCCTTCCGTTTCCGGAATAACCTGCTCGGCAATTATCTGGCTGCTGTTATTAGGATCTACCGACAGTCGGTTCAGCGGCGCAATACGCTGTTGGTTGAGCAGTTTTGTTTGCGATGGATCAGGCATCGGTAGTACGCCGTTGGCATCGCCAACCGCCATCTGCGTGAGATTAAGTTTTGTGCCGAGCGACGTGGCGTTTGCCAGCCTCGCAGCGCCCTGATTGGTCAGAATGGCAAAATATTTGGCAGTCATGTGTTAACTCTCAGGTTGTTTGGTGAAGAATGAACGGTGACGCTATTTTCCGTTCAGCCACAGACGAACACCATTGAGCGGCGTTGGTTACTTACTGACACAACAAGCGTGATGAAAAAAAACGGGCCGCAGCCCGTTTCAGCAGTGTGATGGGTTATGAGATATAGACATCATCAATAAGATGAATGGCAGAAGCGGGGTAATACTCGCCGCCAACCACAATCTCTTCCGGCATGTAAGGATAAACCGTCAGTTCTTCACCGAGGTAATAACCGACGCCAACATAACACTCGCCGCTGGTGCTAAGGCTAATGTTCAGCTCCGAAAGATGGCGGCTCGCTGGTTTGGCATCGTTGATCAGCCGCTCCAGTTCCTGGTACATCTGCTCGGTAATACCATTCTCTTGCACGCCAATGACCAGCCGGAACGTGCCGGGTTCAGCATTCTCCTGCCACCATTCGCGTAGCTCAATCAAGTAGCCGAGCGGTTCAACAACGCGTCGTAATGAGCTAATAGTTCCCTTGTGTTGATGAACAAAAAAAGCGGAGGCGATAATTTTACGTTTGGTGTCCTCGGGCCAGCTGTAGTCCCAGCGATCGACAGAGAGCGCCCACGCCAGGTAAGGCAACAGTTCTGCCGGGCATGTTAGTGGATCCCATAACGTGCGCAGCGGCACCGGTACGCGTTCGATTTGAGCCGCTGCCTCTGCTGTTGCCACCTCCAGAACCGAGGAACCAACGGGCAACAGGCGGTCATCACTCATCGGTGCCTCCTGTATTAATGCTCCAGGCGGTGCAGTACGAAGCCTGGTTTTTCTCCAGTACCAGATCGCTTTGCGGTGCACTCAGTTCCACGCGTTGCACGCCTTCAACGTGCAGCGCAGCGTAAATTGCCGACTTGCGGATATCGCGGCCCAGTCGGCGCTGTGCGGTGATATAGGCTTTGAGTTGCTGCTCGGCAGCCTGACGAATTGGTTCCGATTCCGGTCCCGGGTAAAAATAGAGCGTGGCGTCAATCTGGTACGGTACAATTTCCGCGCTTTGTACCGTTACGCGGTCGCCAACCGGGCGGACGTCTTCTGCGTTCAGCGCGTTTTCAACGATGGCGACCAGTTTGTCGCTGGCTCTGCCATCGCCCTCGCGCGCGAGCACTGAGATGGTGATATACGCCGGGTTTGGGCTGACCACGGAGATATCGGCAACCCGGCCATCGGCGCTGCGACCATGGTATTCATAAGCGCCTTCCGGCCCGGCCACGCTTAAGCCTTCAAAGGCCTGCTGTGCGCGCAGTCGCAGATCTTTATCAGACTCCATCACTGCGGCAGTCGGCGGGATGGTGCTGTTATCGGCAGGCGTGATCACCAGTCGCGAGGTATTGCTGTTAGCGGCAATCACATCAAGATCGTTACCGGCGGCGTACGCCAGCATCACCGCGCGGGCGGCTTCATTAACACGCTGGCGCCACAGCACTTCGCGGTAAGCGTTCTCTTCAAGAAACTTGGTCAGCGGCTCGGATTCCAGCGCCAGCGTACGGGCGATGGCCTCCTGTTCCTCGGCAGGAAACAGGGAAATAAGCGTCACCTTGCGCTCGGCAAGAAGACTTTCATAATCGAGTTCCTCCACCACATTGGGTGCGGGCAACTGGCTCAGGTCAATAATCGGCATGGTTTTAACTCACTGGAAGGGTTAACGAAAGGGATTCGCCGGTACTGGCGAGCTGGCCGGTCAGATTGACAATCATCTTGCCGTCGAACTGCCGTTCGGTTGTCACTGAGCTCAGCGTGATACGCGGTTCCCATTTCAGCAGCGCCATATAGCAGGCGGCCTGAATCTGCAGCGTCAGCGCCGGGGTTTGTGGCTGGTCGATCATCTCAAACAGCAGCGAGCCGTAATCGCGGCGCATGACCCGTGAGCCAACAGGTGTGCGCAGAATATCGCTGATGCTCTGGCGGATATGTTCGGTGTCGGTCAGGCGCTGGCCGGTGATGCGGTCAAAGCCACTGTATTGCACTGTCATAGAGGCGCTCCTGTTGTACCGCCGCTGTCGCCGGGGTGTTGATGGGTATGCAGTACTTTGCCGTTGGAGGACAACGAACCGCCGCTGTGCGAGATATTGCCGCTCATCGTGCCGCCTTTTTGCACCTCCAGCGTGCCGGTGATGAGCTTGTTGGTACAAACTACTTCCGGGGTATCAAGCGTGATGCGGGTGGAGGCGACAACCTTCACTTCCGGCACACTGACGGTTACGGATTGGGACGCGGTGATATCGGCGGTTTTAATGCCGCTGACTTTCAACGCGCTGTTTTGTGGTTCGTATTCGAACACCGCGCCATCGGGGAAGGCGATATGCCAGGCGTCCGCCGAAACGGAGGGCGCCGGGTTGTCGTCAGAAAAAATGCCCGGTAGCACAAAAGCGGTGTCGAGCTCGCCGCCGACCGCCAGCAGTAAAACTTGCTCGCCGACCGAAGGTGCCCACCACGTACGTGAATGTCCGGCGCGGTGGGTTAACCACTGCAACCACTGAGTGACGATGCCGCCTGTCTGCACTCGACAACGTCCGGAAGTCAGGTCGATGTCGACGATAATCCCGGTACGGATCATATTGCGCAGTGCGCGGGCCATTTCCTGGAGCGAGAGTTGTGTGTTCATAGCGGAAATGATGCTATGCAGCCCCGGCTTTGAAAAACGGACAAAGCTGTCCGGCCTTTGGCACAACGCGGGGCGCATTTTCGGGCATTATGAAACCCAGCGGCTCACCAGTTCACCGTTGATATAGAGCTCAACCGGACGGGTAACCAGTGCTGGCGGCAACGGCTCCGGCAGCGTCTCAGCGTGCAGTGCGCCATCGACTTCCGTCACTTTGGTACGCTCGGTCAGTTGCAGGATAATCGTCAGATCTTGTGTACCGTCGCTGTTGGTCGTCAGCGACCAGCTAAAGCAGCCGCGCTGTCCCGCTTCGACGGTGAGAATATCCGGCTGGTTGTCACGCAGCCAGGCCATGATTGGCACAAAAATCGTATCGATATCACCGGAAAAAGCGCTGATGGCGACGTTGAGGTTGAACTGTTTTTCAAACGACAGCGAAGGGGCAAACGTGGCGATATTGCTGCCTTTGTCCACCCACAGCCGCAGCGTATCTGGATTGTTGTGCAGCGCCGGGACAGCATCAGTCAGGGCGTTGCGCAGCGTGTTGGGTTTTAGCATTTATCTCATCCTGGCAGTGTTTAACAGTTTCAACTTGCAGTGCGCAATTCTCCAGCGCGCGCTCAAGCTGATGGATATCGGCGCTTAAATCGCCGTTAGTTTGCGGATCGCTGCCCGGCATCGGACACAGGCTGACCTGCGGGCAACGGTTGTAAACAGTGACCGGCAGAGGGGCAGGAGGGGCGCTGGTGCACCCGGCGCACAGCATCAGGCAACTGAGTGTTATACCAGGAGCGAAAGGCGTCATTTTCATGGAGTAACCTTGTGATGGTTTGTTCGCGCCGCATGGCCTGTTCGCTGGCGGCATTGAGTTGCTGACGCAGCGCCACCTGCGCCTGCTCGTTATTGGCCGCCAGCGTATCAGCGGCGGCGCTCTGCGCTTTCAGTTGCGCGATGGTGTTGTTTTGCTCGTGCGTAAGCTGCGTAGATTGCGAAAGCGCACTGCGCAGCGCATGGTTTTGCTGCACCAGCCATATTGCGCCCAGCACAGTGAGCAGCAGGGCAATCAGTCGGGCTGTCATTTCACCCCCTTCAGGCACCAGGCGCGCTCGCGTTCGCGGCGGTTTTCCAGACCGCGATTGCGATCGCCGTTGATAAACACCCAGCGCGGCAACTGATCGCAGGCCTGTTGCCACTGTTTGTGGTTGATAAACCACACCAGCGTCGAACTGCAGGCGGCAGTGGTGCCGATGTTAAAGGCGAAACTGACCACCGCGTCATAGACCTGTGGCGGCATGGCAACCGGTGCGCAGGCTGCCAGCCGTCGCTCAACGTGCAGTACATCGGCAACCAGATTCACCGCCGCCTCTTTTTCGCTGATATCCCGCGTTGGCGCGACGCCATCGGTGTGGCCAATGCCGGATGTCCAGACGCCGGCGCTGCACTGGTACGGCCGCAGACGACAGCCTTCCAGATCGGCAATCAGCGCCAGTCCCTGCTGCGAGGTATGCAGTAAACGAAAATCTGGCACCAGCACCGCCAGTGCCAGCACGGCCGCAGCACTACAACGCTTAACGGGTAAGCCCATTCATCACCTCCTGGCTCATGGCACAGGATTTCAGGAACAGATAGCTTTTGCGGCGGTAATACCAGTTCACGGCGACGGTGACGGCAACGCCCAGTGCGCCGAACCAGGCTGCGAAATCCTGCGGTGTCATCGCACCGAAAAAGGTCAGCGCGACGCTTATCCAGTACGCCAGCGACGAGGTGACTTTTTCGATAGTCAGGCCCATAGATTCACCGTTTCTGTCTGCGTCGGTGCCTGCGTTTCCGGCAGATTTACCGGAGTACCGTAAGGCAAAATCACGCCCAGATCGGCAAGGCCGGGGTTGGCCGCCAGCACCGTTTCAACCACACCCTGGGTGTAGCCGTAATAGCGCAGGCAAAGGAGATCGAGCGTATCGCCCTGTTGTGTGATTACATTCATCGTTTTCGCGTCTCTTACCGTCGGGAAGGATTTTTCCCACCGTTAAGTCTCCAGACCGGAGCAGGCGGACGCTATCTGTCGCCGCTGGCTGTACGCTGGCACAACAGGGCGAAAGTAGTGTGAAGCTGGGAGGGGCGGCCTGAAACGGTGCAGGTATGATCTGGCGCACAGGCCGCCGTAACCGGCGCGTTCCGGCCGCTATTCTACCTGGTAAAAGATGTCTCTTTCCTGCGCAGTCGTGCTTTCGCTTTCTGCCATGTCGGCAATCAGCCACAGCGCCATTTCCAGCTCTTCCTTTTTGCAATGGTGGAGCAGAGACAACTCGGCAATAAACCTTACGCACGCCCATTTCCGCTGGGCGCGTTCATTCCGTTCAGACACCATGAATCCCCTCATGAGTTCTTTACTGTATATTTGTACAGTATCACAAGCCGTTTATAAATGGGAAGCGAAAATTATTTCACCGCATCAATATGTTGCTGAAAAAGAAAACCATTATTCTGCTTCACCCACGCTTTTGGCGCGGGTTTCTCTATCCATATCAGGTTATCGGGTGGTGGATCGCTACAGCGGCCGGCGGGCCAGCGCGTACAGTTATTGACAGAACTCCAAGAGGGCGCAGGCGCGCCCTGAAGGTCAACCTCCGTTCGCTTCGGCACAATTTTCCATTTTTTCAGCCGCGTCAGCACCGGCGAACCGGCACCGACCTGTGTGTCATACACCCCGCGAATACGTAACGTGGTTTCACCGTACTGGTTAAATTCTTCGTCTGGCGCATACAGCGTGCGCACTTGCAAATCATCGCGACGGACAAATGGCCCGCCCTGAGCATTGACGTAAGCTGCCCAGTCTCCGGCATCGGCGGCATCATGCACCAATGCAAATTCCACACTTAAGCCGCGTGCCGTTTCGCCATCGGCCATTTTTCTCAGCTCGCGATACACTGTCACCGGCGCACCGCCAACAAACTGAAACTGGCGGATACGCCAGCGCGCCGCCCAGGCAGAAACTGCGCACGCCGTCTCCTGCAGCGGTGCGCCGCTCTCGTTATCGTGCTCGCCTTCCAGCGCATAACCGTCGATATTCTTGGCGATATATTTCGCCACATAACCGGTGGCGCTGCCTTTTTGCGCATCGATCGCCTCGGCGTGAAAACGCGCGCGCTTCGCCTTATCGCTGCCCAGCTCGTGGTTGTCCTCTTCGCGGGCATAGACGCCCAGAATTTCGCGCACGCGGCTGACATCCTGCTGCTGCATAAACAGCAGCAGATGCCAGTGTGGTGTGCCATCGTGATGTGGCTCCGCCACGCGAATACCGAAAATGCGCAATCCGTTACGATGCAGGCTGGCGCGGATCCGCGCCCACAGCCGGGTGAAATAGCCTTGCGTTTGTGCCGGACTGGCGCCGTTCCACTTATGGTTGCGGTAACCGGCGCGGGTGGTGGCGTGCCAGGCTGATGGCGCGGTCAGGGTATAAAACTCGCCGACATAACCCAGCGACTGACAAATCGTTTCAAAGCCGCGAATGCGTGTCATCAGCTCGCAGCGGCGAATCGCCGGGTTGGCGACCGAGCCGTCATGCTTATCGATCAGGCTGATGCGGTTCCCTTCCTCATCTTCCAGCTCCATGCTGTTGAGGAACTCGCGGTTACGGCGTTTCTGCTCGCGCCAGGTGCTGATGCAATCGTCGCTGGCATAGGGCCGTTTTTTCTTGCTGACGTTACCCAGCGCAATTTGTAAATGTTCGCGCCACTGGGCGGCGATACGACGCAGATGGCTACGCCACCAGACTTCGCTAAACAAGCGGATCACCGCCGGGGCAATCTCATCAGCGCAGGCGACTTTACGGGTGACACGCTGCCAGTGCGGCGGCGTGACGTTAAATTGCAGTGCAATCATTCCGGCGTGCAGATACCAGCGGTGCAGGGTTTTTAGCTCTGCCGTTTCCGCGGTATCGATGTTTGCCAGTTCGCCGCGAATAAAATACGCGATGTCGGTCGCCAGTCGGTCAACTGCGCTTTTCGCCAGATCCGGCAGTAGGTTGTAGCGGGCCAGCAGTGTCATCAGACGGCTCGCCAGATCCTGCTGGATGGCGGTATCAAAATGGCCATTGAACACGGCTCTGGAGAGACGCGGGCTAAGCGGTTTGTGTTGGTAGTGCTGCGCCACCGCGTTTAGCCGTGGGATAGCGCGGTGAAAGAAGTGGCAGAGAAATGCGTTGGCCCGCGCCGTACCTTGCGCCTGTTCCAGCGCATCAATACAGCGGGTGACCGGAAAGCGTATGCACTCCGGTTGCAGCGCCAGCGCGTGTCGCGCCTGCTGCACCGCCGCAAAATGCTGGTTGCGGCGGTGCAGTTCTGCGTGGGTGAGATACGGGCTGGCGATCGCTGAACGTGCCGCGTTCCACGGATAAGCCCATGAGGCGGCCAATTAGCGCCTCCGGTAATGTTTATCTTTCAGTTCGGCGAGTTGCTGGCAACTGACGCAGCAGGTCACACCGGGCAACGCCATTCGCCGGGCCTCGGGAATCGGCGCGTCACAGCATTCGCAGGTGAGGCGTGAGGGCAACAACAGGCGGTTACGCGCCTGGCGGATATAGCGCTCGCGATCGTCCAGTTCACGCTGTTGAACGAGATCCATTTCATCGGCCATCAGTGCAGCTCCTGTGCCTGGTTATCGATATGGTTCGCTTCCTGGCGCAGTAGCTCGGCGGCATCGCACCACTCAAGACGCTGGGTAGCGATAAGCGCTGCCAGCGCGTCCAGTCGCCCCGAGATAATGCTGGCGCAGCGCAGGCGTTCATTGTTGCGGGCTTCTGCCAGCAGCAGCGCGATCTCTTCATGGCTGCGTCCTGGATGGGGGGTAATATTTTTACGCATGGTATTTCTCCTGAAATTCGGGCAAAGGGAGGCCCGACGGGTTGACGTCATAGGTATAAAAAAAGGGGTTACAGCGGCATGGTTAGCCGTTTCGGAAATAGGCTTACCACCGCGCGGAAATGGTTCATGGCGGCAATCAGCGCCCGCTTCTCCTCAAGCGTCAGCGCATCCGGATGAAGCGCCTGACGCGCCGCCGGAACTCTGGCAAGAAAGAAGATCGCCGCCAATGCCCGACTGTTCTCTTCAAAATGTTCATCCCGCCTGTCGCGCATCTCATCGATAAAGCGCGCTACCTCGCGCCAGCTATCACCCCAGAAGCGGCCGCGGATTTCTGCGATATGGTTCAACCCGCTCAGGCGTTCTCCGGCGTTGAGCGGAAGCATTGCGGTGGGTGAAGTGATCGCCATGTTACCTCCTGTTTACTGTTGAGCTTGCAAAAGCAAATTCAGCTAAACGAGGTGCCGGAACGACGGTCGAGATAACGACAGTCGATAGCTTGCTGGGTTAATTTGTCGCGCCAGGCCTGCACGTTGATCAGTGTGCGGCTGCGTTTACTGGCATTTTCCGCGCTCGAATAGTCGCGGGTCGGGGCTTTCAGCAGGATGCCTTCGTCGAGCCATTGCCAGACCAGACGCTCGCTGATACCGCGCATGGCGGCAAAATCCCGCACCGTCATGGCATCGGACATTGCCGAGCGGATCAGGGTTTGCAACGTCGGGAGAAGGGCGGATACCAGCTCATCCATCTGCCCATGGGTGAAATTCCTGGATTGCATTTGAGAGCCAGATAACGGATGCGACGGCGTTGATTTTGCATCTGACATATCGCATTATCTCCTGTTGTTTGAAATGTACTGCACTGCTGTGCATTTTGGTCGATGCATAGCAATATAAATCGCAAATGCGATTGTGTAAATCGCTTTTTTGGTGTTGGTGAACATGAGTGATAACAAAATGAGTGTTCAGGATGTGATCGAGCGTATTGCTGCGTCCTATTCTGTCTCCAGCCAGAAGGCGCTCGCCGAAGCGCTGGACGTCCCGGCGAATAATATCAGTAGCTGGATCCAGCGCGACAGCGTGCCCTATAAGGCGGTGGTCAAATGCGCGCTGGATACTGGCGCAGATTTGCACTGGCTGGTAAGCGGTGAGTTTGCAAATGCAAAATTAGCGGATAAGCCGCAGCCGAAAGGTAAGGCGCTGTACGATGAGATTTTATCGACCGGCGGGCGTCCGGTGCTGCGTCGCATCCTCGATGCGTATGGTTTCCAGATGCAAAAAGATCTCGGCGACCTGCTCGATATCTCCTCCGGTACCATCAGCACCTGGGTGCGGCGTGAATTTTTCCCCGGCGACGTGGTGGTGACCTGTGCGCTGGATACTGGTGTCTCGTTGAACTGGCTGGCGACCGGGAAAGGCGAAATGTACCCAGCTCCGGCACCGGCGGCGTCAAGTGATGCCGTACTGAGCATCCCGAAATTCCGTCTGGAATCCGGCGAGCTGAAAGAGGCGGGGAACTGGGCGCTGGATCGCAGCCTTGTGCCTTCATCGGCGGAAGGGCTGAATTTTATCGAGGGGCTAAATGCGGCCTGGTTGGTGGATACCTTGGCGCAGAAAATTGGCAACGGGCGCTGGTTTATCAGTATCGACGATGCGCTGGATGTGTTTGATGTGGTGCGTCTGCCGGGCGGCAAAGTACGCCTGACGAATAACGCGGTCGATTTCGAGTGTGGTGTGACAGAGATTGCGCCGTTCGGCGTGGTGGTCTTTACGCTGGAAAAACATGTGTAAGCGGCAATGACGGTTAGCAAACAGAAAAACGGCAAGTGGCTGTGCGAACTGTACCCTCAGGGACGGGAAGGGCGGCGCATTCGTCGGCAGTTTAATACTAAAGGCGAGGCCGAAGCGTTTGAATCCTGGACGAAACAGGAGGCGCAGGAGAAGCCGTGGCTGGGCGAAAAAGAGGATCGCCGGCGCTTAAGCGAGCTGGTTGCGCTGTGGTTTAAGCTGCATGGCCAGTCGCTGGCGGCGAGCAAGTCGCGGATGGCGAAGCTGGAGATTGTCTGTCGTGGGCTGGGCGATCCAGTCGCCTCGCGGCTGACCGCCAAAGCGTGGGCGCACTATCGCGATCAGCGTCTGAGCGGCGAAATCGACAACGGTTACACGCCGGACAAAGCAAAGTGGAAGGTGAAACCGATAACGGTCAACCGCGAGCAGCAATATTTGAGCGCGGTGTTTAACGAATTGCGGCGGCTGGGTGAATGGTCGCTGCCGAACCCGATTGAAAACGTGCGCATTTTTCGCGAAAAAGAGCGGGAAATGACGTGGCTGACGCAGCCGCAAATTATCACCCTGCTGGCGGCCTGTGAACGCTACGGTCATGCTGATTTAACCCGGGTGGTGAAAATTTGCCTGGCGACCGGTGCGCGCTGGCGCGAGGCGGAAAACCTCAATCGCGCGCAGCTTGCGGCGAATAAAATCACCTTTATCAAAACCAAAGGTGGGCGTAACCGGACGGTGCCGATCCCGCCGTGGCTTTTTGACGAGCTATCACCGCTGCAAGGGCAGATGTTCCAGCCGTGCTATGGGGAATTCAGCAAAATGCTGTCTACCACCGATATCGCGTTGGCTGAAGGGCAGAAAACCCATGTTTTGCGCCACACTTTTGCCGCGCACTTCATGACCAATGGCGGTAATATTCTCGTGCTGCAACGTATTCTTGGCCATGCCAATATCCGTGAAACCATGCGCTACGCCCACTTTGCGCCCGATCATCTTGAAGAGGCGGTGATGCTCAACCCGCTGTCGCAACTTCATGGCGGCAAAATGGCGGCGGATGTTGCATAA